GCTCTGTTGGGCCAGCTTTCTTTGGGGTTGGCGGCTTAAGGGCATCAATTGCTGCCTGGGCAGTGGTAACGTTAATGCTTGTAGTTGCAGCAAGAATGGCAGCCTTCATCAACCCTGGCCACTTATCCCTTAGCCAGTTAGTAAGGCCAATTGCCTTGTCCTTGAATGCGTCGCCAAAGTTGCTACCAAAGTTATTGAGGGCCGCAGTGCCGCTGGTGATGGCGCCAATGTCAATGCCAAAGAGGTTAGAGGCTCCCTTAATAAAGTTATCCCAGCCAAGCGCCTTCTCTGCGGTGGTTTGCCCGAAGACATTTCCTACGCCATAGCGCTCTAGGAACTTTGCATTTGCCTCGGCGACCGTAAGCTCTCCATCGGCAATAGCCTGGATGAAGTCCATGTAGTCGGAGAAGTAAGTACTGAATTGCCCAGAAAGAAGTGCCTGGTCGTTTTGGAGCTGCTTGAGAAGCTGGTCATATCTTGCCTGAACGGCAGCAATGGTCGCCTCTGCGCCCTGCAGGGTGTCCTCCATGGTCGCAATCGTGTATTGCTCTTGCGCCTTCTGCTTATTGGCAGCAGCTTCTCGCAATGCAATAGCCGCCTCAAACGGGTCCTTGCTTGCATCGTATAGCCCAAGCTCTGCCCGCTGCAGGTTAAGAGATGCCTCTTGGAGCTGGTTGAGGCGCTCTCGGTCGTCAATAATTTCTTTCATTGCAGCAATTTGATCGCGCAGCGCACCAACGGTACTTAGGTTGCCGTCGTTAAGCACCTCAATTGCTCGGATTGCCTCTTGTGCCTGCTGCTTAAGTGCCTCAACCTGCGCCGCTAGCTTGTCTTGGAATACCATTTGCAACTGGGTAACAAGCTGGTCATAGAAGAACTTAAACTGATCAAACAGCTTTTCAAATGCCTTCTTTGCCCTGTCGGCAGCATCGGTTGCTTTGTCTAGCGCCGCAGTAAGAAGGCTGAGCTTGCGCTCGTATGCCGCGTTTGCCATGTCCTGTTGGTTCTGGTCAAACAGGTCTGCAATTCGCTGCGTAAGCCTTCCAACTGCCGTAAGGTAGTCAAGGGCAGACTGCGTGTCCATGCCCGTGAGCTCAGAAAGCTTTTTAAGGTATGGGTCAATAGCAACTGATGCCTGTAGCCAGGCTAGTTCATTGTCCTTGAGAGAATCATTGAGCGCGTCAATCCTGTTCGCCATTGACTTAAGCTGCGTATAGGTCTTCTCTGGGAATGCTTGTGCAAGAAGGTCATAAATTTCAGCATTGCTAAGTTTCAAAATGCTTTCTGCGCCCATTCCAGTTGCCGACATAAGTGCTTGCAAATCTTGCAATCTTGCAAATTGCTCTACGTCATCATTCAGCTCTTCTTGAAGCGTAATTGCCTTCTTGAGTTCGTCGCCTACGCTTGAAAGACTAATAAGGGCATTTTGAATGTCGCCAGACCAAGAAACAAACGCATCTTTGCTTACCTGTCCCCAGCTAAGTCCTTCAATCTCACTTGCAAAATGCGTGAAGATTTCATCAATTCTTTCTAGGCTGCTCACTGGAAGAGCGTCATTAAATGCGCGAACTTTCGAAATATCCCAAAGGTCTGTGCCGCTGAGGAACCAGAGGCGCTCTGCGCTTTCGGTTAGATTGTCGTATACGGTGACAAGATTGCCTGCAGACTTGTAGATGCCTTCAAGTTCTTCGTTAAGATTTCGCTGCGCTTCAGTCGCATCTCTTGAGCCCATCGCGAAGATTGCAATGCCGGCGGTGAGTGCGCCAATGGCAATAAGGGCAAGCCCAGCCGGAGTTGCCAAGAAAGCGGTCATGCTCGCGCCAGATGCAGCAATAGCTGCGCGCAGCGCAACAAGTCCTTGGATAATTGCTGGAACCAATGTAAGAAGTGCGCCAATTGCTATGATAAATCCGCCCATTTCTGGATTTACCATAGACACCGCAACGCCAAGACCAAGCATTCCTGCGCCCACCCCGCCAAGGGCGCTTACCGTCTTTCCAAGCGTACCGTTAAGAGCCTTGTACGAAGCATCAAGCGAGCGAACGCGCGCCTGCTGCGCCGGGTTCATTGCAGCGTATTGCTTAGCCTGCGCCTTATTCATTGCTTGCGGATTAATCAAGTCCTTTGGCCGCTCAATGTTAAAGTAGCTATTTAACTGCGAGGCTAGTCCTGTTCCAGCCTTTGCGCCAGTTGCGCGAAGGGCCGTTGAAACTCGAACAAGGCTTGCTGCAAACCCATCAACGATCACCTTCTTTGCGACCATAATTGCAACGAGGGTTCCAAGAACCTTGCCAAATACTTCAGCGGCATCCGCAGATGGGGCAAATACCTTTAGAACTCCAGACAGGACATTAACTAGTCCGCCAATTGCGTTTCCTAGCGTAACAACAATATTAACAATTGTCTCAGAGAATGCACCAAGGAATGCTTGGGCAAGGGCTTGCAGGTTTTTGCCAAGCTCTGCGCTTTGTGTGGTAAGCATCTCAACAATCGGCATAAGAGTGTCACGGAGGCCGAACAGGTTTTCGTCGTATGCTTTTCGCAAAATACCAATAGCCGCAGCAACGCCAACAATAAAGTTAATAACTGGATTTGCCTGCAGGAATTTTAGGAATGTTGCAATACCGACGCCAGCAATAGTGATGCTTTGACCAAACTTGCTACCAAGGAAATCGGCAACCGTTTTCAGTGCGTCTCCAAGGGTTCGAATAAACGACAGAAGCTGGTTTGACTTGCCCGTCATAGAGTCAAGGTTTAGGTTCAGGATTGCAGTGTTAAGCCTCTCGGCGATGGAAAGTGCGACATCCTTAATGATTGGCGCAAGCATCTTGAGGATGGACACCAGTCCATCCGCGATAGACATAAACTGCTTTGCCGCCTGCATAACTGTTGGCTTCTGGAGCTCTGCTGCCAGGCTAACCATAGAGTCCCGGACGTAGTAGAACAGCGGCTTAAAAGCAACCGCCACAAGGGACTGCGTAGTGTCGCTCAGTGTTGAAAGCGAAGCTTGGAATGTCTTTTGGAAGCGCCTCATTCCTCCGCCGTAGCGCTCGTTTAGACCAGCAAGGATCGCCTCTGCCGCAGCTTCTCCGCTTAGCTTGCCCTGCTTTGCAAGCGTTCGAATAACTTCCACTGGGTTTTCAACAAGGCTTCTGTAAAGCTCACTGCTGGTCTGCCCAGCCTTTTCCAAGTCGTCCATGAGCGCCTTACCAAGGATCTGGTAGCCCGCAATACCGGCGTTCGCCAGCTGCATCATGTCGTTCTGGTAAACGCGACCAGCAGACTTCATTTGCCCAAGGGCATACGCAATTCTTGTAATAGTTTCGTCACCGCCGCCAAGCGCGGCTACGGCGTCGCCAATGGCAACAAGCGCGCCTTGGAATCGACCCATTGAGTCTTTCTGGAGAATCTCTTCCATGCGGAAGCCGAACGCCTGCATCATGACGGCGGTCTTCGTCAGCCCAGTAAAGTAGAACGGCGTTACGTTGGCAAATTCCCGCAGCATTTCCACTTGCTGCTGCGCCATGTTGTTGGCTTCTGCCTGTGTTACTGAGTATTCCTTTAAGGTCTTTGTACGAATGCGATCCGCTTCGGCTGCGTCGGCTCCCGTGCGTGCAATTTCAATGTTGGCAGCCGAGTATGCATCAAGCTCTGCCCGGTTGCGAATGAGCGTTCCAAGTCCAACCTGGGCAGTTTCCAAGATGGCGTTGAAGCTGATGATTCCTGAGCGAATAACACCCAGGCCAGAGGCGAGCTGTCCGCCAATTGCCTGGGTGAATGTAATAGCAGCAGCAAGCTTAAGCTGACCGCTAAGTGTTCCAAGAACACCGCCTAGTTGCTGAGCAGCTTTTGAGGCGCCCCTTGTGGAAGCCTCAATCCCCGCCATGCCTTGATTAAAGTTGGCAGAACCGCCTGACGCACCGCCAAGCTTGCGCTGAAAATCACGAGCTGCGGCACTGAGCTCATTGAGCGCAGCGGTAGCCTGCTCGACGCCGGCTATCTGTACCTGTATTTTTAGTTGTTCGGTATTATCAGCCATCGCTCAGCAACTTTCGTTTTGTCTCGTCATCACCAAAAACTGCAACTAGGTTCTCTATTGAGGACACAGGCTTTTCGGCTTTGGACTTCCGACTCGACGAACTCTTTGCTGAATCTATTTCCTTGTCGCGCTCTTCTATGTACCGTCCAAACGCTGCGATTTGCGGAAGAGTCAGTTGGTAAAATTGTTCTGGTGTGTACCCAAAGGCTTCCGCATAGGAGCCCATGAGTACACCCCAGTCAGTTTCACCCCAACTGCTTACTCCGCTACCGCTTTTCCCTCTGCCTGGTCCTCATTGATCAAACCACTGCGGGCGAGTACCTTTGTCATCTCGGTCTGCATGGTCTGCATGTCAAATCGGTCACCAACCTCGCGCTCAGTTACTGCTGGCTCTTCCTTGCGGATGATGAGCCACAGTACAAACCGAACAACCGAGAAGTTGGTCAGATCGATCTTGTCCAGTGACCCGTATCGGTCCTGGAGATCGGCAAGATCGTTCAGGTTAAGTGCGTTCTTTGCACGGGCTACATTCAGAGCCCCCGGATTCTTTCCCTCGCTCATTTTCTACTCCTTAGCTACCACTAATTAGCACCAGCTGGCCGCTGGGCTTGGTGCTATCATACGTCAACATAAAGTCCAAGTCCATTACCGCAATGTCCTCGCGGGTAAATGGGATGGTGAAGTTGATCAGGTATGCCTTCGGAGAGGTAATAGTTACCGTCTTGCTTGTATCGTCACTACGGGTATGTGTTAGTTCAATGTATAGAGGCTGACCCTTGCGAAGCAGTCCGTTGTTTGGGATTGGGTCAAGGCTATGCTTTGCATTAGCTGCATCATACTGGTATCCGCCCTGCTGAACAAGGTTCAGGAGCAGCACATCCATCTCTACTCGTCGAGCACGAATCTCGGACTTGCCGCCAAAGAACTGCTTAGAAATTGGGAAGTTGTACTGCCCAATAAACTCGCGCTCTTGATAGTTCAGGTCATACTCAACATCGCCGCCGATTTCCCCAATATCAATAAGCCCAACATATCGGGCCGATTGACCTACCTCAGCCAAGCCGTTGCTCTCATAGAGACCAGTAGCCGCATTGGTGACCGTAAATTCCGTTGAGGAAGCGGTTGCAATTGTTACATTTTTTAGGCTATACACGGCTGGGATAACTTGGCTAATATTGACAAGCTGTCCAGCAGTAAAGTTGTTATCCGCCGTATAGGTAACAGTTGTGCCGTCACCAGAAACGCCAGTAATAATAGCGCGCTTCTGACCTTGAACAATTGCGGCTGTTCGCGTAAGGGTAACTGTTGGCGCCGCAACAGCTGCTTGTCGTGACTCTTCGCCAGCAACCGTGCCGATATAGATGTCGTAATGGGTTGGGGTTGCGCCGCTCGCTGGGGCAGTCCAGTCAACCTTAATTCCCTGACCGGAGGTAATTGTTACCGCCGTAGAGGCAGTTGGCGTACCATCGCCATAAGCGTTTCGAGCGGAGACGCGCACATAGTACGTCCCGGCAGCATTAGAACCACCCGTGCCGATGCCGGCAGCGGTGATTGTGGCAGGGGTACCAACTCGGGAGCCCTCATACCACCTTGCTACTGAAATTCGACCAGAGCCGAGAGTAAACATGTGCGCGTCTCCTAACTACTAAGCGGTAGCTTCGATGGCTACGATGGTCGGAGCCTTCGTCGTGCCGGTTGTTACACAGTCGCGGTCAACAATGGCGCTGAAGTCCAAGTCCATCACTGCGATGTCTTCGCGGGTGAATGGATAGGTCAGAGCCATGCTGTACGCCTTTGGAAGGTGAATCGTCACCGTCTTGCCCGGATCGTCCGAGCGGGTGTGAACAAACTTTACATAGAGTGGTCGCGGAAGACCAGCAGGTCCGGTGGTTGCCTGGCCGCTGCCACCATTGGTGGTGACATCAAAGCTGAAGGCGCTGCCGCCGTTGTCAACCGCCACTGGGGTGGTTGCCGTGCTGTTCTGATTGAAAAGGTTCTTCAGGGCTGCGAGGTTAAGCTCAACGCGACGGGCGCGCACCTCAACCTTGCCGCCAAAGAACGCCTTGGCAATCGCGAAGTTGTACTGACCCAGGAACTCTCGCTCCTGGAAGTTGATATCGAACTCGACATCGCCACCAATCTCACCGATTGTGACGAGGTTAGATCCCGTATACTGGGCCTCGCCGCCGAAGTAGCTGGATGTACCAGTACCCTTGACAGCGCCAGTCTTCCAATACGAGACCTGGATAATTCCAGAGCCAAGCGTAAGCATGTGGTTCTCCTATTTGCTAATTATGCTGTATCGGATTACTCTCCGATATTCTTGAGTGGCTTCGTCAAAATCATCTTGCTCAACTACCTTGTAGCAAATATGCATAACGAATCCGTTAGGTCCCGATAGCCTTTTTCGGTTGAGTAGGTGATCCACCCTTGCAGAGATCGAGTTTAGCTGTGTTGGGCCAATTACGCTAGCCATATACACATCTACAACTGGCCGATCTATCGGCAAGCCAATATCGCTGGTTACTCCCGAAACTGCTACCTTTATAGCTGGTAGGCTGCTTTTTCCTTGCAGCCAAACGGGATATACCTTCTTGTCGGTGGCTGTGCCGCTAAGCAACCCCTGAAGGGTCGCATCCCCAGACAGCGTCGAAAAGAACGTTTCATAAAGTCCCGTCATGCCGTGATTATGTAGCTATTGTAACAAAAACACAAGCAAACGCTATTCTGCTATGTCTAAAAGTTGTGGATTAGCTGTTGACAAAAGTATCTGTACGGGTCTAAGGTGCTGTACATGGGTTATAATCACCCTGTAGTAAGGAGGTACCATGGCTAAGACAGAGAGCCTTCTGGAAGAGATGCGATCTATCCAGAATGCCAAGAGAATTGGCGCAACTTGCTCGGTCTCAAAGGTTATGGAAAACATGCCAGAGGACGAGTCAGCTGCCCTTCGTACAGTGTTTAGTGACAACAGCATTGATTCAATGACCATAGAGGTATGGCTTGGTCGCAAGGGGCACGCCCTTCGTCGGCACACCATTTCTCGCCATCGACGAGGTGAATGCACATGCCAGAAGTAAGTAACCCACTTGACGAACTACTGCAAGTTCAGAACGAACTTGAGCAGGCTAAGCCTAAAAAGCGCCAGCACCCAGAAGGGTGGGAGCCAGGAGTGGTTTGGGACGGCAGTGAGGGAACTGTTACCACAACCGGTATGCCTGCAGAAAACGCCCCGGACTGGAGCACAGTGCTAAAAGTTTGGGGTCTTGAGCCAGAAAACTTTGAAGTTGTGGAGCCAGTGCTATTCAATGTCTGGGGAGACACGCTTGGCGTGCTCAATCGCCAATGGAAGGGCAAGGTTGTCCGCAAAAATAAGACTAATGGAGCTGAGGTTGAAGAGCTAATCTCAGAGATCAAAAAGCACAAGCCGAAGAAGGCTGAGCTTGCCGATGGGGACTCAGCCCTTATTGTGGCGCTGAGCGACTTGCAGATTGGCAAGGGTGAGGGCGGCGGAACGGCTGCAACTGTCCAGCGGTTCCTCTCTGGAATCTCCGAGGTTGAGGCGCGTTGGAAAGAGCTCACAAAGGCTGGCAGGAAGCTGGACCGGCTCATTGTGGTCGGTCTTGGCGATGTGGTTGAGGGGTGCTCTGGCTTTTACGACATGCAGGAGTTTCAGACCGACCTTGACCGCCGCGAGCAGATGACTGTTGCGCGACGCCTGATCGTCAGGGCACTTACGCACTGGGCAACCTTTGCCCCGCTGGTAATCGTTGCCGCAATCCCAGGAAATCATGGGGAAAATCGCAAGGGCGGCAAGGCGTACACCACATTTGGCGACAATGACGATGTAGCTGTATTCGAACAAGTCGCAGAGATTATTGGTGCAAATGAGGCGTATTCTCATGTCAAGTTTGCATTTCCAAAAAACGAGCTAACCCTTATTCTCAATATCCACGGTACGGTTATTGGCTTGGCGCACGGGCAT